CCCACAGGCGAAAATAAAAAATTGATATTAATAACCAATATAAAATAGTATAAATAGTAGTATGGAAAAAAGAATAGGTGACGTAAGACACTTTAAACTTGCATCAGGAGACGAAGTTATATGTGAAGTTATTGAATGGAATGACCCATACAGTGATGACGCAACTCGTCAAGAAGAAATCGTAATTAGGAAAGCAGTAAAAATGGTTTATGCAAAATCAACTACTGGTTTTCCGTTTTATACGATGCGTCCGTTTATGGTATATCAAGAAAGTCTTGGTAGTGTTATGTCATTGAATTCTTATCATGTTGTCAGTATGGCAAAACCACCCGAACATTTATTATTACAATGGGAAGAAGCATTATTAGATATGAACGCAAACTATGAAGATAGAATGCGTAGTTGGAAAGATGCAGAGGCTGCTTTACGTGAAGGTAAGATACAAGAATATGTAGACGGATTAGTTGAAAAAACAAAAGAAGAAGTCGAAGAGGCCGCAGATAAATTAGGAAAGTTATTATTCTTTCCTATGATTGACCCAGATAAGGATAAGTTACACTAAGTATTCAGCGGGGGGCGGAACTTAAAAGAGATTATATACGATGAAACAAGTTTTGTCAAGTACTAATTTAATTATTGACTAAATATGTTTTATCAAGTATAATACAAAACAATAATATGAGTACAATCATTAGAGCGAAAATAAGTAGACCAGACCCACTTTCAATAGAACCAATTGAAGAGTCTGTAATAGTTATGGATTGTAAAACCCCGTCTTTTAGAATTATAGCAAGGACAAGTAGTGGGTTTACTGACTCAAATGAAAAGGTTATTGTAATTAGTGATATTAATCAAAAAGAACAATCTATTGAAGATTTTGTCACAAATGAAATTGAAGTATTAAGAGAAAATTATTATGCAGAATTCGGTGTTGTGCCTGACGAATTTTTGTTTAAGGAGATACCCGAATGACACAAAAAGTAAAACCACAAGATAAACCACACTATGTAAACAACAAAGAGTTTTCTCTTGCAGTTGTAGACTATTGTAATAGATTACAGAAAGCACAGAAACAAAAGTCAAAGAAAATCCCAGTGATTGATAATTACATTGCAGAGTGTTTTCTAAAAATCGCAGAAGGATTGTCACATAAATCTAATTTCATTCGATATACTTATCGTGAAGAAATGGTTATGGACGCAGTAGAGAATTGTTTAAAGGCAATCAAGAACTATGATATTGAGACTGCAACTAGAACTGGAACACCTAATGCATTTGCATACTTTACACAAATTGCTTGGTATGCATTCTTACGTAGAATAGATAAAGAAAAGAAACAACAAGATATCAAACTAAAATATATGGCAAACATTGAGTATGAAGATTTAGTTGATAATGAGAATAGTACAGAACAATCAGATGAAGCGGGACAATTCTTAGTGGATACTCTTAGACAAAAGATAGATGATATTAAAAGTGTAGACCGTTATTGGAAAGATGTCGTGACCGAAGAGAAGAAGAAAAGAAAAAGACGTGCGGTCAATGTGGACTCAGATTTAAAGGATTTTTTATCAGATTAACTTAAAAACTTAATTTGTATATATAATACTGAATACTGAATACGTCTTTGCGGGCGGCTGTATATCTAAATATAGCAAAACAGTATTCAAAATACGTTCATCTTATTTTATACAAGACGGAAGTAGGCAATATGCCGAAGGAACGCTTTCTAACGGAGAGTGTGATGTATAAAGTCAAACACCAAAAACTAGGTAAAGTCGATGCAGTCATTGGGATTTTTCTAATTTCAATCGTGTTGATTTTATTCTTGTCTTAAAAACAAGGGGGACATAAAGTCCCCCTATGTTTAAAATACTAATGATAGTAGTATAATACTACAAAGACATAATGAAGGTATCATGAATATACCAGTGTTCCATTCCCATGGCTTCAACTCAGTATCAATACCAGACCATATCTTATCTAATCTACCACTTTTCATCAATTTGTCTAGTGTCTTCATATTGTATCATTTGTGTGACAATTGTGTGTCACAAGTGTAAACTATTTATACAAATAGTAATTTACAAAAAAGGGAAGACATTTCTATCTTCCCTTTCGAGAGGTTTTGTAGACTTTCTCATTTCTACATTGAGTGTTCGGTAACTAACCCTAGTCTGATTACTCTTTAGTCGACTAGTGACTTTGAGTTTCTATTGAAATCTTCCTCGTTTAGTAAATCCTAAACCTTTATTGTTTTCGTTTTCTCTTTTCTGTCTGCGTATTGCTTTATCTTTTAACAGTCTGCGTTTCTCTCTACGGGTCTGATAGAACTCCCTATCTTTTAGGTCTTGCATAATATTTGCATTCTTTACTTTCTTTTTGAAAGTACGTAATGCTCTATCTACATTACCTTCTCGTACATATACAGTAAGACCCGTATCTTTAGGGCCTGTATATTTTTTCTTGGGTTTTCTATCGAATGATTTTGGTTTCTGTATTCTTCGATTAAATTTTCTCATTGTCGTATTATACAGATACGAACAACAAATGTCAAGTTAAATATTAAAATTTAACGGAAACTCCACAACCACAACTGGTTATTTCATTTGGATTGAAAATCTTAAAACATTCATTTAAACCTTCTCTCACATAATCGAGAGTAGAACCTTTTAAGAAAGGTAGACTATAGTCATCTACAACAATTTTAAATTTACCGTAGTCTAGAAAAGTATCGTTTGGAGAAATAGTGTCGGTGTGTTCAATAACATACTCATACCCAGCACAACCACTATCAATGACACCAAGACGTATATTACGGTTTTCGGGAGTAAACTCTCCACATCGTTCAACAGCTTTTGTAATCGCTTCATTTGTTAATTCAATATCCATATCCATTTGGGTCTTCCCACGACTGATTGTGTCTTCTATGTTTAAGTTTTTCTTCCCAATCTTCGATTGCTTTCTTGATACCTTCTTCTGCAAGAACGGAACAATGTAATTTAATCTTGGGTAATTCTAATGCATCTGCAATATCTTTATCTTTGATTTCTTTTGCTTGTTCTATGGTCTTACCTTTTAACATTTCAACAAACATAGTAGATGATGCGATTGCAGAACCACAACCATAAGTCTTGAACTTGACATCTTCTATAACATCTCCGTTCATCTTAAGGTCTAGTTTCATAACATCACCACACGCAGGCGCACCTACAAGTCCCGTTGCAACATTAGGGTCATTTGGGTCAAACCTACCCACCGCATGTTTCTTCGGGTTCTTTAATACAGACTCAAATCTGTCTATTACTTTATCACTATATGCCATATTACTATTTATAAAAATCGTGCAGTTGATTTTATAGTAGTTCAATGTCACGGGGGTTTCCCGATTTCTTACACTCTATTTTTTATCTAGGTGGTTTCGGCCTTCCACCATAACAAGTATCGTTTTACTGCAAATCCCAACCCAACTACATAAGAATTTCTTTGCAATCATTGTTCGATGTTTATTCTAGTCTCACTACCATATGTCACGTCTTAATTGACTTTAACAACTAGAACATCTTTTCTGAGTCTCACAACAACCAACCAACTACGACTCTTCTCTACTTGTGAATTCTGGCGGTCTCTAGGGGAATTGAACCCCTACTACAACATCGACAGTGTCGTGTTCTACCATTAAACTAAGAGACCACATGTATTTATAAGAAAACCCGTCACCTCGGAAAGTTGCGAACTTTCAATATCTACGAGTGACGGGGTGAGTGTCTATCGACCTTTGACTTTACGCCGTTACTTTATTCTGAACTTGACCTCTCTTTCTCATTCTTAATACAAGTATTATACATGGTGGAACAAGAAATGTCAACACTTATTTTCAAAATAATATAAAAAAAGGGAGAACCGAAGTTCTCCCCTTTTTGGTCTTTGACCTAAACAGATTATGTTAAAATGTTAGTCACTTTAAATATTCTGTAGTATTGGTTAGTTTTCACTGAAGCAAGACCGTTAGCAGGTGTTGAACCTACAAATGGGTTTGACGCCATTCCGTATCTTGTTTTGAAACCAATTCTAGGTTGGAAAGTATCTTCCCCAACTGCTTTAACCATTTGTAAAGGTACATATGGGCAGTAGAAAACACCAGCGTCAAAAGGATTAGTTCCTTTGTAACCTACTACACAGTAGTCAGTGTTTGCATATGGGTCAATGTATACTCTAATTCTTCCGTTAAGAAGACCAGCAAAAGTGTTTCCAGTGTCGTCAACATTTAAGTTGTTAGATATGCCTGGAGAGTAATCTAATGTACCAGCAGCCGCAAGTGCAGTTGCAACATCAGAAGAACAGATAAGTAAGTTACCTTTTCCTCTTCTTGTTTCTTTGGCGATTACATTACTTTCTCTGTCAATCTGTACACCTAAACCTTTAAACTTCTCAGCACTCCAACGACCGTCTGCATCAGATGACATGTTAAACACACCATTTACAGTTACGTTAGCTTGTTGAGCACCGTCTTTCGCTTGAGAGTTAATTGTTCTAATAACTTCTCTGTTGATTTCCGCAAGGATTTCAGTAGAAAGGATATTAGCTAATTCAGTCTCAGCGTCTAAACCGTGAATTGCTTTAAGGTCTTGTGCAAGTTCTAGAGAGTACTCTGCTTTAAGAGCTCTTGAAACTGCAGTCACAGTTGATTTCTCAATTGTGAAACCCATTTCATTGAAAGTACTTCCAGTAGATGCACCTAACTCTTCTGCGTCAACAGTCGGCATACCAGTAGCAGCAAGAGAAGTTAATCTGTCACCGTCTGAGTCGATACCGTTATAACCTGAGACGTTGTCTGAGTCATGAGTACCAGAAGAGTCACCAGAAAATCTAGTTTCTGCTTCGTTAAATAATGCTTCTCTGTTAGAAGTTGAACCACCTTGGTATCTTGCTTTCATCGCAAAGATTAAACCAGTTGGGCCGTTCATTGGTTGCACACCACATACGTCATATGCAATCAAGTTAGGCATAGCTCTTCTAACTAAAGAAATTAACACTGGGTCGAAATTCGATACACTTGCAACATTGTTAGCAGGTGCGGCTTCGAATAACATACCTTGTGCATTTTGTTCTGCGATTGCTTTCTCTTGGTTTTCCAATAGAGTTGCAGTCACGGAACGTCTATGATTGTCTTTAATTTCACCAGCAGACTCTTCGTCTAATACTGGTTTCCATTTTTCAATCAAGGCTGAATAATTTGGTTGTTCCATTTTATTTTCCTATGTTATGCATCAAAGATTAATTCTTTGGTGCGGTTTTTTGTAATGCAGTGATATACTTATCCATGTTAGGAGAAGTTTCCATGACTTCGTCATGTCCGTCTTCTTCTACTATTGGACTTTCTTCACTACTACCAGTTTCTTGTGAGAAGTGAGCTTCTTTAATAGTGTTAACTTTTTCAGCGTATTTTTCTTCACTTTCAAAGTCTAAATCATTTACTAAAGATTTTAACTTCTCGACTTGAGTGTCCGCTAGGTCTGACGCAGACTCGTTGATTATGCGGTCTTTTGTCATTTCTTCGATTTCACCCGATTGGTCGATAACTTTCTGAGTAGTTTCGTTAAGTTTAGTTTCTAACTCTTCTACTTGTTCAGCAAGTTCATCAACTAGGTCTACTTTGGACTCAGGGACTTGAATGTAAGACTCAGTAAATAAGTCTTTCAATTTGTCCATGAAACCTTCAGCGATTTCAGTTCTTAAACCGTTCTCGATTGCGATTTCATTTTCCTTAATCCAGTTTTCAACTACATAGTTAAGGTAGCTGTCTACTTTCTCAACCAATTCAGATTTAGTTGAAGATACTTCTTCTTCTAATTCTTCTTTGTATTGAGTTTCTAATCTATCAATTTCTTCTGATAGTTTAGATTTAACTGCGGCTTCAAAGATAACTGCAGTCTTTTCTTTGAACTCTTCGGAAAGAGTTGCTTCGTTATTAACAAGAGTGTCAAGTTCTGCTTTTGCAGTATCAACTGCATCTACTTTCTCTACTGACTCTTCTGCGATAATTTCATCAGTTTCTTCAACTGACTCATTATTCATATAACTATTGTACATGTTTTGCATGTCCACTTTTTTCATCGCTTGCATGTGTGTAACCATTGCAGATATCATACCTGCTTTAGTTTTTGGTGCAATTGATGCTTTGTTTTTTGCAGAATTATCAGGAGAGTCTTTAGTTGCTTTGTCAACACTTGCAATAGACTCTGGTTCTGACACTGGAGTTTCGTCCTTTGCATTACCCTTCGCCTTTACAGATGTCTTTGCATCTTGCTCTTCGAGAGTTTCTTCCACGATGTCGTTAATTACTTCATCAGTAGAAGACTCGTCATTTCTAATTTCGTCTGACATATCGTCTCCTAAATTACATTCTAGATTTAATTAACGAGAGGAAATTTTTAAACTCTCTTACCGAAGTTTCATAAGCAAACTTCTTT